TATGTCATGGAAAAAGAATCAATCAGTTAATACTGAAGAAGATGAAATAAAAAAAGAGTTGACATAATCTCTCAAGTAATTTATACTATATTCAGTTGAAAGATATTACCTTTTAGGAGTCTTATGAATAGTAAAGAAAAAAATATCGGCATGTTTTTTCAAATCTTTCACAAGAAGATGGAATTGAGTTGGTTATCTATTATAGACAGGGATCTTTTGTTAGAAGATGTTGATGTTACAGGGATACTGCTTGATCCGTTATTGAAGTTACAGCCTAAGTTTATACTTGATTTTGGAAATCAAGCCATAGAGCTCAAGTATGTACTTTCTACTATGGATACTAGGGACACTATACGCTTAGAAGAAACAATCCAGGCTGATTCGTTTATTGATGTTAAATTTTGTCTTAAAGCGCTGATAAAAGAAGTTACTAAGACAATTATAGAAATAGATGAAGAAGAAAAGTTAGTAGAAGAAAAATAATGTTTATCGAAATGATACCATACATATTATTATTACTGCTTACGTTCTCATTAACTCTTTATTTGTATTCAAAAATGAATGATTTATAGGGTTCAAGTATAAGCAGTTGGAGAGGAGGGATATGGTAATCTAAGTAAAATTTTATAACCTAATCCATTTTAAAGACGTTGTTTCCCCGTGGTAGCTAGCTGCGGGGAAACATTTTATAAACCCACAAAGGAAGACTGATGAAAGAAGAGCAAATTCTTGAGAGTGGTAAATTTAGTTTAGAAACTAGGCTTTTTCTTAATCATAATTATGAAGTTACAGATGTTGTTTTACGTGAAGAGTTAACAGCTAAGGAAGAGATTGGTATTTTCAGGAAGTTAAAGACAGATTATTTTTATAGGAATACTGGAAAGCAGATAAGATATTTAAAGGTAGTTACAAAAAACACTGACCTCTATAATAGTAAAGCTACTTTCCTTTTTGTTGTTAACTGCGAAAACTATAAGATTATTACGTCACCAGAGAATAAAGACGAGTTTATTGAATCTTTAAATGGATGTGATTTGTCTCATTTCGATTACTCAGTTACACCTTATTTTTTTACTATTACATTTTTTGGTCAACGGAAAAGTAATGATACTGGTGAGTTTAATAGCCGTATCGTTTTTAGAAAAGAATATAGTGATGAAGTATTATTGTTTTTACAAGATGAAGAGCTTGAACAAACTGAGCAAATAATTGGTCCAATAAGTTATTTGTTTAAGTAATTAATGCTGGCGCAGAATATAAAAAGATTAAGAAAGACTTGAAGGTATAATATGGATCCACGAAGAGAGTGCGAGATTACGGTTTTTTATACTGGTATTTACATGGTGTTTACTGTGATGGTTGATGCTTTTACGGAAGTTTATTAATAAGCGCGTTGAAAAGGAAGATTAATGGTTTTAATGTATGTATTTTGTGTTGTTTTAGTATTTTTTATGTTATTCACGGTTTTGTATTGTAGGCAAAACAATAAGAAAACAACGCGATTGATTGGAAATCTATTTCATGAAGCAATGGATAAAACAGCAATTACTTCTAAAGTTACTTTTGGTCGTGATCCTCATGTTGGAGATCAATTGAGAGTTGGAACAATTTGGGTAAACAAAATGGATGATAAGGCTTTTGTTCTGACTGGCGTTTATGCTGAATGGTCAGAACTAGGATTAGCAAACAACAAGAAATCGGGAATATAAGGCCGGTTTTTTTAAAGGATTGGAATGTAATGAAGAGTAAAAAGCCTGCTTATTTTTGTGAGAGATGTGGGATAGAAATAAAAGGTACTTCCAGTTTATATTACGCTGTATATCGGACTGCTGTGCGTAGCAAGAAGGGGGCTATTCTACATTATATTAGTCTTTGCAAAGATTGTTCTTTAGAAGATAGAAGTTTAGAAGAAGAATCAAAAAGTAAGAAGACTATAGATGATGACTTCCACTGAAGATTGATGGAAGAATAAAGCGTTGATATACTTTAGATAGTGATCATTTCCTTGTGGGTGAGATTGCTACTGTTTCCGTATGCGGTTTTTCTTCTTGCCGCATACGGAATTATTTATTTTTAGCACACTGAATAAAATCAGTAAGAAGCAATCTTATTAAAATTAATAATCTAAGACTTTCAAGATTAAATCTAATACAAGAGATAACTCTTTTTTCGTCTTCTAAAAAGAAGTTTGTTACTTGTATGTTGTTATTTACGTTTTGAATAGCAAATTGTAATGAAGCAGCGCTTTTAAAATCTCTTTTCATGTTTTCTATTATTGTCTTTACCATTTCTAGATCAAGTTTCTTTACTGCTATATCAAGAAGAGTAATTCCTTTTGAGTCGGCTTTAAAAATAAAACGAGAAGCAAGTTTTTGTCTGTTTGTTGTAGTTGCTTGTTTAAATATAGATTGTTGATTTGCAATGTGACCTCCTCTGATGTAATACCACCATATCTGAGCGGTTATTGTTTTTGATCCAACCGTATCTATTGGATGATAATCCATAGCAGATACATTAAATATGAAGAGAGACAAAAGAAGAACTTTAAAGAATTTCATAAAACTCCTTCGTATTAAAGAATTAAAATGATATCAATATTATTTTATAATCTAATCAGAGATAAACAAAGATCTTGATTAGGTGATCAATTAATCCAATAATCTTGCTATAAGTTGGTAAGAACTTTAGAATATTATCAAAGTGTCATTAGTAAAGGCGGCTGCCAACTTAACCTGAAGGGGAGTAAGATATGCTTTTTCCAGAATTGGGCCAAGAGTATTACGGGGAAAATGATAGATCTCTCCTCGCTAAGATGAACAAAGATTATCATGATAGTTACGATATAAACAATACTTATCAAGTTGAGGCGCAAATAGATACCCGATTTGAAGCTGGTGACCAAGGTGTCTATGAAACCGCGTATGGCCGCATGACTAATGATCAACTAAAAACATTTAATTTCAATAAAATTAGACCGGTAGTGTCTATGATTTCTGGGTGGCAACGACGTAATCGTAAATCTAACGTTTGCACGCCAATCGAAAACGGTGATGCTGATACAGCAGGCCAATTTACAAAACTTTTAATGTGGAATAACCGACAAGAAGGCGTACTTGAAACTATTTCTGATGCCTTTAAAGATTCACTTGTTGCCGGAATAAGTCTTCTTCAAGTATGGATGGACTTTCAATCTGATCCCGTAAACGGAAATATTCGTGTAGATAATTGTGCATATAATACTTTCTTTATCGATCCGCATTTTAAGAAGAAAGATTTATCAGATTGTAACTTCATATGGAAACGTTCATACCTCACTCGCCGTGACTGTAAGGCGTTACTTCCAGACAAGTCAGAAATTATTGATGAACTTCCAGTTAATTCAAAGAATGACGGTAAGTTTGCGTTTATGCCGGAAACCAATCGAAATGGTAAGAATAACTTGATGTCATATGATGAGTATTATTATAAAGATACGCGTAAGCAGCGTATTTTAATTGATACTCAAACAGGTGAAACACAAGAATGGCGTGGCGATGACGAAATGCTTGAAACTTATTTAAGTACATATCCAACTGTTATTGTTTATGATTCTGATATTTCAACTGTTAAAATGGCAGTTGTTGTACAAGGTAAGGTCATGTACGATGGGCCGAACACACTAGGGATAGATAAATATCCATTCGTTCCAGTCTTTGCTTATTTTTATCCTCAAATAGAAGATTATCGTTATAGAATACAAGGCGTTGTTCGCGGTCTTAGGGACGCGCAATATATCTATAACAGACGTAAAGTGATTGAGCTCGATATCCTTGAAAGTCAAAAGAATACTGCATTCATCTACAAGGTAGGAGCACTTGTTGATATTGATGATGTTAACAAAACAGGACAAGGCATAAGTATAGCAGTTAAAGACAACGCGCAAATGTCTGATATACAACAAATTGTAGCACCACCATTTGATCCTACGTTGTTACAGGTTTCGGATATTATTGGTAAAGAAATACCATTACTTGCTGGTGCTAATGAAGAATTAATGGGATCTGCGACTGATGACAAGGCAGGAATTCTTTCTATGCTTCGCCAAGGAGCTGGTCTTACGACACTTCAAGGACTTTTTGACCAATTAGATTATTCGCAGAAATTATTAGGCGAATTAAGACTTTCTCTCTTTCAAGCAAATTTCACGCCTGGTAAAGTTAAACGTATTATCGAAGAAGAACCAACTGCGCAGTTCTATAATAAATCATTTGGAACATATGACGTTACTATTGAAGATGGTGTTAATACTGCTACGCAACGTCAAATGCAATTTGCTCAACTTATGGAACTCAGAAATGCTGGTATTGAAATTCCATCTGATGTCATACTTAACGCAGCAACACTTGAAAATAAATCAGAACTTGTTAAAGCAATCCAAGAACAAGCACAACAAACACAACAAGCACAACAAAGACAAATGGATATACAAGAAAAAGAACTTCAATCAAGAATTGAACTTAATAAATCTCAAGGTGGAGCTAATATTGGTCTTGGTATTGAGCGTGTCAGTCGCGTTAAAGAAAATGAAGCGTTTGCTACTGAGCGTAGGGCTGAAGCGCGAAAAGATTCTGCAGCTGGTATGTTAGACCTTGTTAAAGCGATTAAAGAGATTGATGATATTGATATCAATCAAGTAAAACAAATGCTTGATCTTGCTCGAATATTGAACGTACAAGGAAGAATAGACGACAAAGAAGCAGCCAAATCAACAATGGGCACTATTGCTCAAGCCTCACAGCAGTTAGATCCTGGTATGAATACACCGAGTCAGATTGGTTAGAGGTATTTTATTAAACCTGGTGATGAGAATCACCGTTTCCAAGAAAGGCCGAATATGGCAACAAAAAAGTTCTACGGCAAAACATTACAAAATTCTAGCATGCTACCAGGTGGTGGTTTTGCTGGTCTTCCAGAAAATGTTGTAATGAAGTCTTATGCAGACAAAAGCCCATCACTTGATTTCACATTAAATGATTCGTTGTCTGGACTCGATGAACAAATCTTAAAAGATTCAAACGGAATTAAAGGACAACTTGCAAAAAACAAGTATTAATTGTTTAGGGGCGGCTCACTCCGTCCCTTTTTTTAAGGAATGATATGCCAGCATCAGTAAGAAAAGATGATATTGCTAAGAAAATAGCCATCGACATCCTTGGTGAACCAACCAACAGTAAAGTATTGAAGAAGAGAAAGAAAACGCCTAAAAAAAAGGAACCAGAACAAGCTGAACAGTTCTCTCAGTTTGAAAATATTAAATAATAATGGAGATTTGGATGGATAAAGTAGTAGAAAAGAAAAATGTTAAATGTTCTATGAAGCATCGTAAAGCTAAAGTAAAAATTCCAAAATATGCTCATGGCCCCCATTTTAAAGAAAGGGTTCTTATGAAGTTTTTAAGTATTCTTAATTTATTAGTTCTTTATGTGCGAAGACTTAAAAATGTATTTCGCGATAATCGTTTGGTTAGTCAAATGAAACAAACTAATGAAAAGGATTCTGGAAAGCATGAAAAGTAAGTTCAAGGGGCAAAATAGGGATACTGTTGGTTCACTTGCACTTAAAATGCAAGAAGAAGAATTGTTAAATCCTTCACAGCATAGCGTTATCGATCAAGCTCGCGAGCAAACAAAAGATTTCGACAAAAATATACATCTCTGTATAAAAGAAAATAAGAACAAGCCAGAATTTAAAAACAAAGATTTTTATATTGTTGTACTTGTTAAAAAAGAAAAGCTTATGCAGAATGTTAATCGTGCTATGTTTTATGCTCGTCAAACATGTCCTACTCCACAATACGATCAAATATTATATAAATTCTATAAAGACGGGCGAATAGATTTCCTATGGGTTGTTCCTACTAGGGATATAGCACGATTCATGATTAATAATAAAGCATTAGTACATCCAGAAGAATATAAACTTTTACAGTACGTTATAGATTATTATGCTGGTAAACTATTAGCTAAAGCAAAAGCATTAAATGGTGAAAAGAAGAATTCAAGTTTTTTAGAGCATTAAAAGGAAGATATGGCAAAAAAAATATGGGATAATGTTCCCGAAGAACCAACCACAACTATAGATCCATCAGCTTCAAACATGTTAGATGTTACTCTTGGTAGCGCTCCCCAACCAGTAGTGGCCACCGAAGAAGTTATAGCACCTAAAGTTGAAGAAGTTGTTTCTGAAGAAGTGGTTGAAGAAGAACAAGAAGTTGCAGAAGTAGTAGATGATACTGATAGACAAAGCAGAAACTTTAAAGAAATGCGTATTGATAGAGCTAGACTAGAACGCGAGCTCGCAGAAACACGTGCTCAATTAGCACAACGTCAGCAGCCAGCTGCTCAACAGCCAGCTGCTCAACAGCCAGCTAATCAGCAAGATTCTGATAACAATACGTATGAAGATGATGATCTTATTGAGGGCAAACAGCTTAAGCGAGAAGTTGCTGCTATTAGAAAACAATTACAACAAGCAGAATACGCTCGCAAGATACAAAATGATGAAGCACGATTAAATTCTAGATATAGTGATTTTGGCAGTGTTGTTAATGCTGATACTATTGCTGTTTTGCGTGATGAAGATCCTGACTTTGCGGAATCTGTTGCAATGTCTAGCGCATCACTTTATTCACGTGGTGCTTCTACATATAAGAGAATAAAAGAGCTAGGGCTTTATGTAGAGCCATCAGTTAAGGTAGATATAAAGCGTACACAAAAAAATATTGCTAAGCCACGTTCGGTTAATTCGATTGCGCCACAACATGGTGATAGTCCATTATCTCAAGCAAATCTTTTTGCAAATGGCTTAACAGAAGATGTTAAAGAAATATTGCGACAAAAAGTTGCTGCAGCAAAATCTAAATACTAGAAATTCTATCCTGGTTGTAGCTCGGTAGTGATTTAGTACTGACTAACTATCGAGTTATAACTTATCTAAAATCTTTGCATTTATACTATATGAATATGTATACTTAAATCGGCCGTACGGAATTCGCCAATCCAAATCTGACTGAAGTGGGATTCGTCAACCCAGACTGATTAGAGACTCGTCAACTCATTGAGTTGTTGTTACATCATTTATTTGATGTGATTTTTGTTGTTTTTATATCATATGGGAAAACATATGGCAATCGTAACAACGAGTACTTTATCTGCTCCAGTCCAACAATCATTTGATGGAAGACTGCTTAGCATTAAAGCACCCAATCTAATTCATACAGTTGCTGCTTCTTCAAGAACTATGCCTGCAAACGCTGGGAAAACCCTCAGAATGCGTCGCATGGATAAATTAGCAACAGCAACCGTTCCTCTCGGAAATACGGGGGATACACCTCCAAGTTCACCTTTATCTGCAATGGACATAGATGCAACTATTGGCTTCTATGGTGCATATATTCAAATTAACGAACAAGTAACATTGCAATCAGAAGACCCTGTCTTGAACTCAGCAGTGGAATTGCTTGGAATTTGTATGCGTGAAACTGAAGATGAACTAACTCGTGAAATGTTAAATTCAACTGCGACTGTAATTAATTGTGTTGGTGGTGTCAACGGTGATTCTCCAACAGAAATTACAAAATCTGATGTTGATGTAATTGTAAGCAGTTTGCTTATGGCAGATGCTTATACTATTACTGAAGGCATTCAAGGTGAAAATCGCTTTGGAACAGCTCCAATTCGTGACGCATACATAGCAATGGCACATTCAAAAATGTCGTCAGAGCTAGAAGGCGTAGATGACTTTCTTCACAAAAATCAATATCCATCTGGCATGAA